CACCATATCAAAAAACGTGTATTGCAAAAATAAATCGACCACACACTAACACTAACATTCGCGCACACACATAAGAAAAATTTTAAACTCAGCACACACACAAATTGTTTCACACAACCGCACACACACAAAGAAAACTCTACGCACGCACACAATTATCTCTTAATTTGATTTTTAATTTTAAAACCAACAAAACACTTATTTGACTTTTATTTTAAAGCCTAACACTTAATTCGATTTTTATTTGTAAAACCGACAAAACACTTAAACCCCCTTGACATTCAAAGGTCCCTGCCATCCAAAGAAAGAAAAATCATCAGACACAGCCGAATTCACTGAATACGACGTGCTTGATGCCTTCGTGGAAGCAGAAAACTTCAAAATTTTTACGGTCACATATGGTTGAACTAAATCAAAAGCTACGTCAGACGTAGCTGCTAACATAGGAAAGAAAACCTGATCATTATAATCTGGCATCTCAAAATCAGCCTCATGCAACAATTCGCCATTGGCGGTTACAACCCCTGAACCAGAGGTACCAGCAGCAGCTCCATCAAATCCAAAAGCCGCCGTTAAATTGGTAGCAATACCAGGATTTAGAGAGGTACCAAACGAGAACTGAGAACGACCAACGCCTGACCCCGTATTATCATAATCCGGAGTAGTGTCAGTAATTCTGTATCTCATACCTCCCTTACACCCAATATAACCTATTCTAAACCATCGAAACAAATTATTCGAATTCAGATAGGTTAAAGCATTGCCTGTACTCGCCAAATGTCCAAAATCAGGAGGATACATAGGAAACGTTGCCGTAATCGACTTCGCCCCAGCAGCTAATGCATCAGTGGCAACAGTTATACGTGCCATCCCAACATACCTTTTGAGTAGAGCTCTAAGTGAGCGAACTTCTTCACCAAAAATCTTTTTAGAGAGTTCTGGATCACAATAAGTTCCTCCAAAATGAACTTTCTCAAAAGCAGTATTGTTAGGAACTAATACCGACTGCCCAACGAAATCCAAGTCCGTTGCCATACCTTCTTCACCGCCAGCTACAATCGAGGCAGCTTGCGCCTGAACCGCATATCGTGGAATGGTTTCCTTGACACCAAAAACTTGAAAATCATCACCACCACAAACATATACAACAATTCCAACCGAAGAAGTCGACAATGGAGCTATTAACGGATTTTCGACAACAACTCTAATGTAACCAAGACCAGCTCCAGTAACTGTTCCGGGATTTGTAAAAGTAGACTCAACCGGCAACCATGTTTCATCACTAGTCCAACCAACTACAATTTCAGTACAAGATCCAGGCGTACAATCCATGGTACAATTTTCAACACTTGCCAAAGGCCAAGTAGTATCTTCAGTAGTACCATAAATGACACCCGGTTCAAAGTAAGCACGCAACTTACCCGTATGAAATTGTGAACTGACCACACGAATACAAAAAACTAAGGACCCACGCCAAAACTGGAATGGTAAAACTCCATACGCCAAACTAGTTGGATCCCAATATCCAGTACCCGTATTCAAACTACAAGTAGGATCAACTGCAATTGTCATCACAGTCGTACCTCTTGTTTGAGCCTGAGTCCAAGTAGCTGTTTGCACAATAGACCTATGGCTGAAAATACGACTCAACGCCATCTCATCACCATCTGAAACACCAATATTTCTCAAATCCTTAGTAAGACCACACGACTTAGTAAAAGCACAGCTATCAGCTGTGACTAACGTATCCGTCAACGCCATAGACGAATAATTTTTACTATGAACGCTATGAGTCTCACTCTCTTTTTCACGAGAAAATCCAAACAGATCGGCAATTGACTTAACAGCACTAGCACCAAGGGCAACGGCACTTCCCATTTTATCAAACCCGGGAATCATCTCAATATATTTAGCACCCTCTGCAACTTTCCCTGCCAAGGAACCAACCATTCCACTTTTACGAGTTGGCGCCTGAGCAACAGCAGAGTATCGGGTAGCTCCCCACAAGTGAAGATCTGTCATCCAGGCACGAACAACAATTTGAACTGTGCCAGGAGTCGCAGAGTCATCACGGCCTAAACCTATAATGGGAACAATTGTCAACCTTCCAAGAAAATCTAAAGATTTTGTGACGGTTGTCAACGCACATTCATAGGGATAAACCCAAGGAATTACCATTTCTTTTCCACCAGGAACAGCGGCGTCGAAGTCAACACCATACTTTTGGCTAGAATAACTCAAACCCGCGTTCGAATCCCAATCTAAACCAAAAGGATTGGCATCCCCCCCTGCTCCAGTTAAAACCGTCATGTAAGAAAAGAAAGCTCTAGCCAGTCCATATTGATGAGGACTAGCCGCAATATCAAATCGAAGATGAAGTGTACCACGCCAAAACAATGCTCCTTTCATTCTTTGTAAGATCATCGGATCATTAAACCACAACCGATGAGCGTCATAAGAAAAAGCAGTCATTGTAGTATCCCAAGAGAATACCGCAATCACAACAGGACGAGAAAAAATTGAATCTTTTTCCTGTTCCACCAATCTCAATCCGTGATCCATCAACGGAATTGATCCAGGAATTGAAACACTTTCCGTCTTAAAAGCCGTTTCAAACTCATCCAAACCATGACTCGTAGTCTCCTTCTCTCTTGAAGTAACTGTTGGTCCATTACTACTCCCCACAGCGGGAATAGAATCTGAACTCTCTAACGATGTAATTTCAGGTGCATCAACCTGTTCCAAACCAATTTTTGAAGCTAGACATTAATTACCAGCACCGCGTGTCTAAGCGCAGCACATCCTTGACGCGGATAGATACAACATTGGGACTGCCAATGTCTTACTACCACCATTGCCGATCGGCGAGATCTTGCGAATCTCTTTTGAAACCTATCTACGACAACGGCACTCCTAATTATATGGAATAGGAATCAATTCCAGACAAAATCTTTATTTTATAAGGCGATGTGACTTTTCACCGCCGGGCTAACGTCTCAAAACGTCAACTCCCAAACTTTCATAGAACCACTATCCCACCTAGCAAGTAACTCCTCATCAGAGGGAAACTCCTTATGAGCATAATCGTTCATACGCCTTTTCAACATCATAATAAAATCACGAACCTTTTGTTTCAAATCATCTTCATAAAAAAGAGATTCTTCCCAAGCAGTTCGTAACACAGTAAAATGACGAAAGCGATCAGCAGAATAATCTCCGGAAGGTTCATAATACAACAAACTTTTCATCAAAGAACTTAAAGCTAACGGGGCAAATACACGCCCGTCCTTGCGATAAAATCCCCGTTTCAAAAACGTTAATGATGAGCTATTACGAACAGCTTCCTTCGAATATCCAACACCAGTAATCTTTTGACCAAACATGGCCATTACCTCTACAATCTTAGTCATATTCACATACGCCAAAATTGATTGAGGCAACGCCACTAACTGGTCATCTCCAAACAAATTGAATCCTCGAAATATCGTTTTCACAATATCTCGAAACGTCAAGTGAGGACAACAATGCATTATCAAACATATCCACAACAATAAATTTTCAAACGTATTTTCGTCCGTTGTCGAGAAATGACCCGTTAAATTGCCAACATACATCCAAATCCAAGCACCATCGCTCAGACGGAACACGACAATATTTGAGATCAAAACACCACCAACAATTCGCGCTAAAACAACAGGTCCCAAAACACTTTCAACATTTTTTTTATAACATTGCATAAAAAACCAAAACTTGATTTCTTTAATCATCCAATGTAAAATAAACTGAAAACGTTTATCAAATTTACTAAAATCTGCTTCCAACGCAAATCCACCATTTAAAACAATTTCTTCAATCACTTTATGAATTTCACCCCACTCAGAACTTGAAGCATTAATCCCAATTCTGGAACCCCATTCTCTCATTGCACGCAGCAACAAATCTAATGGAGGACCATTAACCATCCGATCCATTAAATAGAACCGATACCCTTGAAGTTCAAATACTCGTGTAGCTACACTTTCAATTTTTTCCTTAGGTAACAATTCATCTTTTAGAATCGACTTCGAAAAACTGGGAATAATCAAACCTGACGCATACTGAAGCAACCTTTCTTCAACAGCGGCAGTCATTCGTTCGTCAGAAAATCTATAAGGTTCAGAACCATTTTCCGGCTGAGCTTCAAATAAAAACGCCCCCTTTTTACCAGGGTCGACTTCATTCGCCCCTTTATTGGGGTCCACCCGGCCAAACATTCCAAAACTCTCTAAAGCATCCGACAAACTCAAAAAATCCAAATCACGGACATGAGGGGTTAACAATTCTTTAAAGCCACTTAAGATTTCTCTCAAGTGCTTTGCAGAAAATTTACCATAATCATAACCAGTTCGGTTCATCCCAACTTCAAAGGGACTAACAAACCTATTACACCCCAGTTGATCATCATATCGAATCGTGGTCGACAAAACCGCCGGTTCATAATTTACACCAGGACATTCTCGCGACAAAAAATCTTCAGTAGCTTCCTTAAACGGACTCTCCCTCAATGAACTAGGAGGAGGAGGTCCTTGGGCAGGACTACTTCCAATTATGCTCCCACCTGCTAAACTAGCAGTGTGAGCATACGCAAACATACCATTTGCCGGCATCTTTCGAACAATATCAAAAGGAGGTTCTTCATAAACTAAATCTGAATCAATTAAACTTAGCCCCTGTGCAATTGCACGAGGAGCAATTTCAGACAATAATTTTTGATAACCTCCTTCAGGTCCAAATGAAAACAACGAAACTCCAGGATTTCCCGGATGAGCACCGGCAACCAAATATCCACCAAAAGCATATTGAGCTCCAGATACTATTAAACCAATTCTCTTACAATCGCCGGCAACAGTATCTAATCCATCATCCCACTTCACAGCAAAACCAGGAGTTTTTCGTCTACCATATTTTGTTTCATATCGCTGAATTCCAACATCTGTTACAATGCCTTCCTTATCACAGCGATCATCAACAGACAAACAGTAGATTCGATCACCCTTTTTCGGAACACGTGACACATCCATCACCTTGCGGAGACTTTGAACTCCCGCTGGAAATAAACATGCCAAAAAAAGATCTTCACCATTACGATAAAAATCTCCATCACTTAATTCCAAAACTTGACCTTGTTTTCTTGTAAAAGGACATTCCATTTGAACCACCAGACTTTTTAAATCAGGCGGCGCAATATGGTCAATCACAGCACAAAAACCATCAATTCGAATACCATAAGCAGAATAATCTAACGCGTTAGAAACTTCCACTCCATTCATGGAAAGAACATTAACTTTTAAATAATTATGTCTAATCTTAGTAACAACAGACGCCGACATTCCCCCGCCAGAGGGAATTAACGGACGAATAACATTTGCACTTCGATCAAACTCTTTAACTTTAACTTTATTATGTAAAAAATCAATAACTTTCTCATCAACACCAATTTTCGCTTCCTCAGAAACTACCTTCGGCATAGTAAACCCTTGTCCTTTAAATGACTCAGGTTTATCTTCAGATAACAATTTTCGAGATCCAACGAACATAACACCAACAGTCGCAATAGCGGCTATCGACACAAAATATTTAGATCGTAAAATCTCTTGAACACGCTTATACTGAAGCTTAACCTTCGTATTTAAAATGTCGTAATTATCCCAAACAAATATACTAGAAAACCCAACTACCGCCTGCGCGGCAATTGTAGTCTTCGCAAAGGGAAAATACGTCCAAACAAATACAGCAAAATATTTATTACAACTCACCAACAACATAGTGGAAAACCACAGCACAGTTAAAAGAAACAGTGCTGGATGAATCCAAAACAGTGAGCAAATACTCAACAAAAAAAACAAAGATCCAACTGCCATAGCTGAATCTTGCAAACTATGAGTAATAACAATATTTCGCAATTCCGTCCCGTCCGACGGAGATTGACCTTGAAAAACAACCAACGAATCAGTAGAATCAGAATCGACATCACGACCAGATGGAACTTCACGTCCAACAGGCCGAGAACGAATCAAATTTACTAAACGATGATGTCGTTCACGAAAATAATTAACACTTGCATTTACATGATACGCAACATTGAATACGACATCCATCGGTTCTGAGACTTCACCAGTCTCATAATAACCAATCATTCCTATCGCACCATCACGAACGCCTTCAAAATAACCAATTAAGTAACCCAATTTAATCCATCCTTGCAAATCATAAATCATAACAAGAAACGCAAGAACCAAACGATATGGGAGAAAAAGAGTACCTAACCATAACCAACATTGAATAGCGAACGCTTGCACCCAATACGGTGCATAACACGCAACAGCATAATTAAAACCATATTTACGCCAATTTGAAAAGAAATGAATCACCATAAATATTCCAGCCGCAATATACATAATTACCGTTGCAAATAAAGCAAAGACAATTGACCAATAAAACGCTATAAAGAAATACTGTGTGGCAGTTCCAGGGGCTTGCCCCTTAAACGAGCTCCCACCAGCATCTTCAGTAGCTGGAAAACCAAACTCAGCCTTCGACACAACATCATTCATGTCAGGAGGCTTATATTCACCTTCTTCAGGTCGCCATGCTAAATATCCTTCAATTTTACTAGATATTTTCGCATAACTTCCACTTTGACGTTTAACCATATCTCCATACACAAAATTTGACAATTGAAACGGAGTCATTCTACAATCCTTTCGAGACCCATCTTTAAAATAACGGGTCAAACGAATTGTAAAATTATCATTCAAAAATTGTGGAGATAATTGTTCCACAGGAACATTCTCCAAATACAAACGACCATCCACACCACGCAGGTGTGAATTAGGATTGATAATCATATCAACAACGTAGCAACGACGATAAAACGCTTCACCACCACGTTTATAGACATGCTTCAAATCATCAACACTTGCATTAGAATTAACTTGAACCAAACGCAGATTCGATGTTGTCATCGTTCCTTTCCTTCCTTCAAATGCCATTGCGACAGATGTAGGATTAGCGGAAACGAACGTTAACAACGCATTAGACATCGAACATGCATTCTCATCAACCTCCAAACTCAATGATAGATACTCATCCATAGTAATCATCATATGTTGAGGTCCAAAATTTTCTTGATATTTTTCATACGCCCAAAAATGATTCACTAAATATGAATCTTCGGGAGGCACACCATATGCCCTACACAATCCGTTCAAAGCAAAAGTCGTAAACAACGACTTACCAGTACTTGGACCAGACGTGTTAAAAAACATCAACGCCTCCTTGCGAGGCTTTCGCATTTCTCGAAATGAACATACATCATCAAAAATAGCACGAATTTTAACACAAATAGCCATTAAGACCAAAACATCATGTTTAAGATCTAATTTTTTTGACTCAGAAATAGCCATTTCACATTTCGTTAACGCCAACGACACCTTAATTCGGTGCTTTTCCGAACCTTTAATCATTTCAGGCATCATCAATTCTTCAAGATCTGTCTGACATTGTAAAACAACGTCGCGACGAGATCCTTTAACCATAGACGATACCTTCACCAAAAAATCCGAATAATCACCAGACCACAACACCTTAATAATAGCCATCAAATAATCAACCATATTTGATGCCATTTTAACAACAGGTGCTGCAACCAACGTTTTAATTGAGGAAAAATCCATAATTCCTCCAGAAATTCCCAACACTCTTGAAACAACAGCAATTCCAACAATTTCAAGAATATAAGCTCCTAAACCTTTGAATTTTTCAACAGATTGAGGAGCTTGACCAGCAAAGTTGTCAACTAACGATGCTGCGATATCAGCAGAAAAGAAGTCTTCCAATGACCATCGCCTCATAACAGAGTGCAATGACATGGAAAACTCCAACCAAGACAACTTTTCAAATTGAGAACTCAACAAAATAATGTCCAAAATACAATCACGGGACACTCTAAAAACAGAAAACACTTCATCTGGCGCAGCCATGACTGCCAAATAAGAACTAGCGAACATTAAAGACACCCAATCACCATCGGGTGCTTGACCTTTAAACTTACTAGCTTCTTCCAACTTCAGACGTAAAGCGACAACAACTTTACGAAACCAAGCATCAGACATCTGCTCCAATTGCTTCATTTGATCATCACGCAATCTGTAATATCGCCGTTTGCAAACCTTAAACGGCACATCCAGATAACGACTTTCAATGAGATTCATTTGAGATAAATCCCAATCTAACTCATCATCATCTAACTTCAGAGATCGAATAGCGCGCTCTTCACGAGAACGCACTCTATCTCTTACAGAAATCACCACTTCCGCTGACACAAAATAACCACCAGAAGAAACAATAACACCCCAATCTTCAATGGGTTTAACTTCCTTCTTTGATTGCTGCTTAGCAATCCGCCCTAATTTTAATTTATTTTTAAACGATTCGAATTCTGTCTCACCAACGACAGAATTCTTGGACTTGCTTGAAAAGTCCGATGCGACGAATGCGGTAGAGGAGGGGGGGGACACTAAATTTGATTCACTTCTCCCAGAAGTAACCGGTCTTATTCCGGTTGGGCCTTTAATGCCCGATGGGGTATGACTGACCTTGCTCTCGCCTAGAGCCAGTTTCTCCTGAGAGAAACTGGTCATTTTAACAACACGCGAGAACAATACTCAACTCGGGTAATTCTCCCTCACCGAATTGGGGAGGTTACTAAACCTTCCTTAAATTAATTCCTGTAATGTGCACTTTAATAGTTTGAATGCTGTGCTCCATTGGAATGATCGCAGGTAGATGTTTTCATCCGCTCAACCGCCAATCTTGGAACAATCAAACATACATAATACTTAATCTGAGAAAACGCACAATAGTCTCAGAAACTTATAACTTAAAACAAAATTCACTATAAACTTAGAACTTAAAACTTAAACAATTAAACACTTAAACCGAATCCCTAGAAGGGGGATTCAATAACTTAACCTCATATGAGGATAAAAAGAGAGACACCTTTAAAACCTAAAAGAGTCATTACTTCATCAAGACTCTAACGTAGCATGATTAAACATGATACGGTAGAATTCGACAAAATAATGTAAGAAAAATAC